ACCCGAAGGGCAGCAAGGAGGAGCGTGCCATCAGCGTGACGCCTTACTTCGAAGCCGGGAACATATTCCTGCCGGACCCGGCAACACACCCCTGGGTAGAGGACCTGATCCGCGACCTTTTGATATTTCCAAAAGGAACCTACAAGGACACGGTAGACGCCCTGGTGCAGGGCATTCTTTACCTAATGGATAAACCGGCAACGACAGGACCGCCGAAGCAGGAGACCCTGACAAAGTCGAGTTATTGGAGAGTTTAACACCAAGCACCATACAAGCACCATACAAGCACCAGACAAGTACAGTGCTTGCCCGATACAAGCACCAACCCAGCACAAGGCGAGTACAGTAAGGGTATCGTTTTTGAACACGACGAGCACCGAAAAGACGAAAAAGCAGTTTTTCAAAGACAGGCATAAAACGTCGGAAAACGCAGCGGAGGCGTGATTATTCAAAAAAGGACACGCCAAAAAGCCAGTGTTTACAAGGTTTTCAGCAAAGCACCATACAAGCCCGGTGCAAGCACCAGACAAGTACGAGGAAAGCACAGTTCTTTCCTCGCCTATTACTGGTACCCTATTACCTATTACCTTTTACCTATATCCCTATACACCGTTAACGCCAAAAGGCGAAACGCGGACTGGATAGGAATCAATTTTATTACAACGCTTTTCAAATGAGGCGGAGGAAGGAGGAAACATACATGGCGAACAACAGCCTAAAAGAAATCGGTCGAATAGGCCAAAAGAGATACGGCGGCTTTTTCTATGAGGAGTTTCTAAAAGAGCTTCAGGGAAGAAAAGGCATAAACGTCTACAAGGAGATGAGCGAGAACGACGACGTCATAGGCGCCATAATTTACGCCATCGAAATGCTCATCCGGCAAGCCTCATGGAGCGTGCAACCGGCAGGGCTTACACCAAAGGACGAGGAAGCAGTCGATTTTATTTATTCGTGCATGGACGACATGCAGGAGACATGGACAGACACCATATCGGAAATTTTATCATTTTTGACATTCGGATGGAGCGCCCACGAGATCGTCTACAAGAGAAGGAGCGGCAAGAACCGCGACCAAAGACTAAACAGCAAATACGACGACGGGCTGATCGGCTGGATGAAGCTGCCCATTAGATCGCAGGAGACCCTGTGGGAATGGATATACGACGGCAGCGACAACTTAACCGGCATGATCCAGACAGCGCCCCCGAGCTTCGAGACCATCGAGCTCCCGATAGAGAAACTGCTGCTTTTCAGAACCAAGAGCCGAAAAGGAAACCCGGAAGGCCGGAGCATTCTCCGGAACGCATACAGACCCTGGTACTTCAAACGCAGGATACAAGAAATCGAAGGAATCGGTGTCGAGCGTGACCTTGCAGGCTTCCCCGTTTTAACAGCCCCGGAAGGAATGAACATCTGGGACGAGGACGATCCGGACATGGGACCGATAAGAGTAGCCGCAGACAAGATCGTGCAAAACATAAGACGAGACAGCCTGGAAGGACTATCAATGCCAAGCGGCTGGAAGCTGGAGCTTTTAAGTACCGGAGGACGGCGACAGTTTGACACCAACGCCATAATCGAAAGATACGACACCAGGATAGCAATGACCGTCCTGGCGGACTTCGTTCTTCTCGGCCACCAGACCGTCGGCAGCTTTGCACTTTCAAGCGATAAGACGAAATTATTCGCAATGGCCGTCGGAGCATACCTCGACATCATCTGCGAAACATTCAACAACAAGGCGATCCCGGCACTCATCGACCTAAACGGAGACCACTTCAATGGCATAACCGGCTACCCGACACTTGAACACGGGGACATCGAAGACGCAGACACCGAGAAGCTGGCCGCGTTTATCCGCGACATGACCGGAGTAGGCGTAATCATACCGGACGACGCCATCGAGGACTACGTCAGAGAAGCAGGCGGACTGCCTGAACGTTTGGAGGACAACGACAGCAAGCGGAACATGATGCCGACAAGAATGCCGTATCAGCCAAGCAGCTACGTGAACCCCGGCAAGGACGATGACGAAGAAGACGACCCGGTCGTTATTGAGGAGGCCAAGCGACGACTGGGGAGGGATGAATAATGGCTTTAAAATTTAACCAGGCAGCAGCCCGGCAAAGGATCGCCAAGAAAAAGAAGAAAATACCCCAGGCCGGAAAGGTAGTCCTCGACCAGCTGAACAGCTTCATCGAAGCAGGGCAGGCAGAACCGACCTTCTGGCTTGCGCGAATCTGGGAAGACCAGCAGAACGCAATCACATACAAGGAGCTGCGGGAAGCAATCCTGAACGGCCACATGGACGAGGCCACGCTGCAGGCATGGCAAAACGACTACGCCACGTTTGTAAACGAAACCCTAAAGCCGTTATGGTTAGACAGCATGAACCAGGCGGCAGCGAACGTCGCAGCCAAATACCCGGTTTACTTCTTCGACCCGATGGAGCAAGGCGTCCGCAGCTGGATAAACACCCACGGCAGCGAATGGGTAACCCTTGTAAGCAACGAACAGCGGGAAGCGATAAACACTCTGCTGCACAGAAGCTACAGCGGAGACTGGTCAGTAGATGAGCTTTCGAGAGCCATAAGGCCGACCATCGGACTGAACAAGATGCAGAGCATGGCCACCATGAATTATTACAAGCATGTCAAGGAGACGCTGCAGAAGAACAACCCGACAATGAAAGAGGCAACCGCCGCAAAGTACGCAAGAGAGGCGTCTCATAAATACGCCGGGAAGCTCCACCGGCAGAGAGCATACACCATAGCCACGACGGAAATGGCGTTTGCTTATAACAAAGGAGCCGACGAAGGGATAAGGCAGGCGCAAGAGCAAGGACTAATGGGAATGACCAGGAAGGTATGGAGCACCGCGGCAGATGAAAGAGTATGCGAAATATGCGGAGCACTCGAAGGACAAACCATAGACATGGACGGAGACTTCAACTTCAAGGGCAAAACCCTTTATTCAGGACAGAAGCAAACGCCACCGGCACACCCGCGCTGCAGATGCGCCGTAGCTTATGAGGAAATAAGCCCGCCGCAAATATCCCACGACCAGCAACAAGCAATGACGATGCCGGAGCCGCAGCAGTGGTCACCGACAGACAGCACCGCAATGGCAAACATACCGGACCCGGATCAGCCGACCATACCCGAGGCATACAACATGCCCGGAGGACTTTCTCACAAAGGACCGGCTAATCTTGGAGGAACCGGAGAGATGCATGCATATACTGATAGCACCGGCCAGCAATGGCTATTCAAGCCAGGGCAAAACAAGAGCGGAGGCGCCGAACCTTTCAGGGCTTACGTCCAGGAAGGCGCATACAAGGTGCAAAACATCATCGACCCGGAGAGCGCGGTCGAGGTAAGCGTCGGAACCGTAGACGGGAAATTCGGAGCCATGCAAAAGAGGATCAACACGATAGACAGCCACGACCTCAAAGCCTGGCAGAACACCCTCGACCAACTGCCGGATGGAATAACGCAGCAGCTGCAGCGGGAGAACGTCACGGACTGGCTGCTCGCCAACTTTGACAGCCACGGCGGGAACTTCATCGTAGACGACGCCGGGAGGCTCATAGGTGTAGACAAGGAACAGGCGTTCAAATACATCAAGAACCCGAACAGCAAGGCCATGACTTACACCTTCCACCCTAACGCCACCTACGGAGAGACGGAACCGATATACAACACGATGTACCGCAGGTTTGCCAAAGGAGAGATTGACATCGACCTGCAGGACACCCTCGCGTACATCAAGCGAGCGGAGGCAATCCCGGACGCACAATACCGGGAGATATTCAGGGACTACGCAGAGGGATTATACGGCAAAGGCAAAGAAGCGGAGGCGCTGCTTGACAACATTCTGGAACGCAAGACAACGCTCCGGGAGACATACCGGACATTTTATTCAGAACTGCTGACAGAGAGAACCGGCACAAAGCAGTCGTTCATCTGGGCAGACGAGGCGGCAGCACACATGCAGCAGCCGATAGCAGCAGTTCAGATTTCCCCGAGCACGCTCAAGCAAATGAACACCACGGAGCTGAAGCAGCTGGCAAAGCAAAAGCAAATACCATACTACAACAACATGAACAAAACCCAGCTGGTAACCTCCATATCGGACCCGGTCAAGGCGCCGCAGATGAGCGCCCAGGTGCGAGACAGGCTGACAGCGAATGAGGCGGCCAGGAAAGCCGCAGCGACAAACATAGCGCAGGAAGCCCAGGCTGCCAAAGCAACCGACGTCTTCACGGACCTGGCAATAGTGCCGGAGAACCGGATAGGAATACCCGTCCGGAGCGACGGCGG